CTATTTCTAAGGCTGATATAACTAAAGTGATTATACTAGCTATTATTGTTTTTGATGTGTACCATTTCTTGTTATTCATAGTGTTGTTGTTTTTATAAATCGTAAGGTATAGTTCCCCAAACTTCTCTACCAGCTCCTAATCCATAATTACTACCATCTACTTTGTTAAATCTTATATTTGAAGCTCCTATAAAATAAAATCCTCCAAGAGAGTTTCCTGCATCTCTAACTGAACAACCATTTCTAATAGTATTCACAGTAGAATATGGAACTATAGGAAAGCTAACAGCCAAAACTGATGATGCACTCCCTCCAGTTGTTCCTCCTGCTGCTATATAGACAATACAACTTTTATTTACTATTTTATAATCTGCCAAACTAGTTGTAACAGAAGTCCAAGTCATAGAGCCTTCACCAGAATATGTTGGCTGATAACTTAATCTTCTTGTCTCATAAATAGGCTCTTGTATAAGATTAGCATTTGTAAATGAAGGTACAGACCAGTTAAATGAAGCTGTAGCTGATAGGGTAGCAGCAAATCTTCCTATGTTGACATAATTATCTCCAGCAGCTGCATTGGTTATTGTAGATATTCTGGCATACTTTTCATTAGTAGTCGTAGTGTTAAAATCTGAGTATAGTTTAGCATAAGGTATTCTTGCAAATCCTAATACCACACCATCTGTGGCATTAAATCCAATATATGCAAAATAATCTATTTCTCTTGTTGCTAACTCAGCACTTCCAGCATTAAACCAATTAGTTCCTGCATTGGCAGTCACAGCTAAAGCAGAAGTTATCCACCTTAGGTTATTCCCAATCCATATCCCAACAGGGTTTGTAGGACTAGGGTCTGTATCGGTTAAGGTCTTTATAGCTACAGTTAGATTATTAGAGGCTACTGTAGGCACTATTTTACCATTTATAAGCCCTTGATTTCTTGCTCCAGTAGGTGCTACAAACACAGACCTTCTTCTATCTGTAATATTAGCATTAGTGATAGATGTCACTCCAGCTCCAACTGCTACTTCAGCTAGTTTATAATGTGAGGCGGGTGTGGCAGGTACAGCAGGTGATCCAGATGGTGTTCCAGCTACAGCTACTATACTAGCTACTCCAGTTGAAGCATCTACTTTAAGGCAGATAATATCTATTCTTGCTTGTACTCCAGCTGTTCCTATAGTCACAGTCTCAGTTGCATCAGAATAGAACTCATACATTACATTTGCATTTGTTCCTGACCCATAAAAATAACCAGTTCCAGTAGCTACAGCTACGGTCATTGCTGGTGTCAAAGATTGAGTGACCTTAAGTCCATCAAAGGCTACTCCTTCGTTTATAATAAAGTTTCTATTTGTTCTAGCTAAATCCTCAGCTGAGGTAGTAAATGTATCTCTATAACTTACATCAATTGCCATATATGTATATTCTAAGTTTATAGATACACTTTAGCACTTGTTGCCTACCAGGTTGTCAAAGCTACTCTTCTCCAAGTGTTGGTTGCTGTACAAAGATATAAATGTGTTCCATTCCATTTAATCATACCCTTTGTACCTGTAGAAGTTGTAGTAGCTGGAATATCATAATCGTGCCAATTAGCAACTAAAGTTAATTGATCTAAAAATAAATTTCCAGGGCTAAAATCTCCACCATTATTAGATATTGTAATCCCATCTAATGTAAAATTTATACTTAATGCTTGATCTACATTTAATTCAGGAGTGCTTGTATCAGAGTAATAATAATATACACTATTTGAATCAATTTCTAGTTGTTCATATTGAACAGGTGAAAAATCTTTTCTTACTGTAACAGCTTTATTTCCAGTAAGTTCACTAGTCCCCGATATTGTCCTCTGTTGTCTTTCTAAATCACTTATTCTTTGCTCTAATTGTTTTATTGTTTGGATTAAGTCTTGCTCTTGTATACTTGTACTCATATATTTTAGATTATTGGTGATACTGTTAATTTTATAACTTCTTCTCCTGCATCAGATACTCGCACATCTATCCCATATATTCTCATTGTGGTGTTTATATCCACATAACCATACTTTATTCTGACTGGCACTATATCTCCTACATCATACTTGCCAAAGTCATCATAAGCATCATTTACAGTTATATCATATAAAGGCTGTTCTGTCTTTCTAACACGGATAAACTCATCAGCCCTGCTGTCTAGTGTAGTTTGTACATTGATAGACTTCTCCTGTATTCTACCTTCTAATAATCCTATAGCAGTAATCAAAGCTGTATCTGTCTCTGTGGATGTTAACCTAGCATCTCCCAAACCTTCCCCTTCCACAATCACACTATTGTACATATCTGACAAAGTCCGCTTCCTGCTCCAAGATTGTATATTGTTTTTTAATCCCTCACCATATTCTAATCTAAATGTATTAAGTGTAGACCCTCTCTTAGAATAGACATTAAACACACCTAAAGTGTTTACTTTTATACTAGGTGTAATCTCAAAGTCAAATCCATTTATAACCTCAGTAAGCTGGATAATCTTCTCCCCTACCTTTTCATCAAAATACTGTCTATCTCTATTTTGTGTAGTCTGGATTGTCCCCTGTGTAATGCCTAAATTGCCACCTGACAGCCCTTGAGTAGTGTTTATCAATCCCCAAGCTATCTGTCCTGCATCTGTAGAGGTATAAGTATTGGAGGTATATCTCTTCTCACTCAATATATGAAATATCTCTGTACATTGTACATTGACTGCTCCCTCATCATCTTGTGCATCTTCGGTAATCTCCCATATTACACCAGCCCAAATAAGTTTATCGGCTCTATATATCAATAGTCTAGTCACTCCAATATATAAGGGGAACCTCTGTAGTCTCTCAGTAGTTAATGGCAAGCTAAAACTAGCCTTTCCAGCCCTGTTTAACTGATAAGAGTAGCTTCTATTCAAAGCCTCTGGCAATATCTCTTTTTGACCTGTTCTAAAGTCCCAAAGTATATATTTATATTCCGACATAGGTGTTATACCAAGTTATTACTGCTTTTGTATCTGCTGTTCCTCCTGAGTCAAGGTATAAAGCAAGGTTATTGTTTCCAGGGGCTAATGTTATAAACTCTGAGTCACTTGTCACATATTGGAATATAGATACTCCAGACTGAGTGACTGTAAGATCAGATCCTGTAATTTGTATTTTCTGCCCAGCTGTCAAAGTAAGTCCATCTATCTTAAATAACTTACCTGTAGTCTGATTAAGTATAGTAAAGCCTTCCCCTGGACCTGTAATCTCTATGTCTATTGTAGCATATCCATTTCCTGAATTAGCTAAAGTAGCTGATCCAGATACAGACCCTAATAAAATAGGTAATGTCCAAGGCAAAACTGCCCCTGTAGGAGCTCCTGTTTGTGTAAGGGTAGCAGAGTTTAGGTTTCCATTTGTAATTGTTCCAGAAGCTACATATATTGAAAACCCTATTGTCTGATAGCTACCAGTTCTCTCACCTTCATTGACAGCAGTACGAAGGTATCCCTTAAATGTATATACCTGACTATCCTCTGTGGTATAAACAAAACTTACTTCCTGATTGGTAGCTGGATATATAGCCTTGAGTAATGCCTGTCTCTTAGTGTAGAAGTCTGCCATATCTGTCCCCCTGACAGCAATGTCTATAGAGATGACTTTACTGTGAGCAAAATTAGACACAAAACTAGCCTTATTAGACTGTGGAATATTAAAGGCGGAGAACTCTAACCCTCCAATCAATAACCCCTCTATATTGGCTAAATGGTAGTCTCCTCCTATTGTAGCTGTAATCCCATTAAATGCTAAAGTTTCCATATTATGATAATCTTAATTTTTGTGCAAGGTATGAAGCTCCAATTTCCCAGTCTACACCACTCTTAATATTCATAGTCTCAATGGTAATCCCTTGACCTCCAGCCATTCTCTTGCTTTCTTCATTGCTAAATACATCAGCTCCCTTAGGTAGATTAACAAGCTCTGGACCTCTCTCACCTACTATAGCCATACCTCCGCCAAAGTTTCTAACTCCATCGGCAAACCCTGGGATAAGTTTTCGCACACCTTCTGGTAGCATATTACCAATTCCTTGTTTTATAGCTCCACCAATTCCACCTGCTTTGCTTTGTATACCACGAATTAACTCTTGCATCCAATTAACAGCTATCTGGAAGAAGTTTATTCCTCTCATATAGTTTGTAATACCATCTATAATTCCTCTAAATGGAGCTAGTATAAGCTGGAATGCTCCTTGTATCCATTGCCCTAATCCTCTAAATATTTGCTTAAACCCTTCTGTAGCTCTTGAAAAATCCCCAGTAAATATACCATATACCAACCCTATAAAGGCATTAAGTATTCCAGATATAACATTTATAATTCCACTTACTCCAGTTAATAATCCTTTGAATACCTGTACTATACTAGCTATAGCTATTTGTATCATTGGCAATACTACAAACAATAACACCGTTCCCAATAACATCAATATAGGTTGTATAGCAATCCAAAAAGCTTTAAGAGTATTCCATAAATCCATTATAGGAGGTTTTAATTGTTCCCAAGCATATCTAAAAGCAGATAAAACTTGTGTCCCCAAAAATAACAATAAACCTCCTAAAACGGTTAAGAATGGCATTATTGGCTGTATAAATTTTAGAAATGATTGAAAAGCCTCTGAAGCCCTTTGTGGAGCTTCTACAAGGGCTTTTTGAATAGCTTGACCTACTTGAAGCCAATTTACTTTTCCTAAAGCCTCATTAAGTGCATTTACTCCTTTTTGTGTTAAATCTAACAAACTACCTTCCGCAATAGTTCCATCATCTGACAACCCTGCTAACCCAGATCCCATCAATTTTATATTGTCCATCAAGGTTGAAAATGTTCCAGACAAAGTTTTACTTCCTCGCTCCATCCCTTTGTAGAATAATCCACCTTCAGAAGTAGATAATTCAAAAGCTTTAGCCACATCCGTAGCACTTACTTTGCCATCTTCCATAGCTTTTTTAAGCTTGATCATTTCTTCATTAACCTGCCCAGTAGTTATTTTATTATCTTTCAAAGCTTGTTGAGTCTTTTGAAAATCTAACCCCATTCTTTCTCCTATGTTTTTTTGTGCTAAAACAAGTAATGGGTTAAAGCCTTGGTTGATCATTTGCAATAAGTCCTGTCCCATCAACCTACCTGTTGATTGTACCTGTGAGAAGGCAAGTGCTAATCCTCCCAGCTTGTCTTTGTTTCCCATAGATATATCTCCAAGCATTTGAAGATACCCCTGTGTTTTATCTACACTAATTCCAAAAGCTAACATTGTCTGAGTAGCTTTGGCTAGATCACCTACTTCAAAAGGTGTAGTAGCTCCCATCTTTTTAAGGTCAGTAAATACCTTTCTACCCTTCTCAGCACTTCCAGTTAAAGTCTCAAAACTAGTAGATAATGATTGTAAATCAGCTGCAGTTTTTATAGAAAATCCAGTTGCTGCTACTCCAGCTACTCCCAATATTTTACCGTATTTTAATGCAGCATCCCCAATATTCCCAAATACTTCACCTATTTTATTACCAGCTTTTTTTATATTACTAGTAAAATTGTCAACTTTAGACTGAGCCTCTTGCAAGCCTTTATTAAGACCTTTGAAGTCCCCATCAAATTGTGCTACTACTGCTCCTGCTGATAATGCCATATATATGTGTTACTTATTATTGCTAGTTTATCATTTGTTGCCTATCCTAATAATTGTTTTAACTTATCAAGGTTCTTCTCTATATCTTGTGGCTTGATTTTCTTATCCTCTAACCTCATCTTTACTCTCTTAAACTCATTAGATAGCTTTTTGCTGTCTGTGGCCTTTAAGTGTGGGTTTGTAGCTATAGCAAGGTATACCTCCCACTCAGTCACTTGGTCTATTGCTTTTTGCTTTTGTCTCTTTATAGTTTGATTATAAAAAAACAATGCCTCTGGGATAGTCAGTTGCATTGTCTCTTGTTTTGAATACGAATAGTTATGTGCAAAGAACTCTAATACAATCATCAATAGGCTAGGGGAGTGTAAATCTACTTCTTGCTCTGAAACCTTTGACTGATTTTGGAAAATAAACCCAATAGTTGCTCCACCCCATTAGCTTCTAATATCTCATCTATCAAAGCTACAAGTTCTACCATACTAAGAGCCTTAATTTGCTCCTCTGAGAGGCTTTTATTGCTTAGGGTAGATAGTACAGGGATAGCTTTATCTAAATTGTTTAAGACTATGTCCAAAGTTGAGCCAGATACATTTTCTTGGTCAATGTTTTGTGCTAACTCCAAGATGGGCTTAACCTCTTGGGTAAGCTCCAATACATCTTGAATTGTTAATGCTTTTATTGCCATATTAAGCAGGTGTTCCAATATATCCTAATATTCCGTCGGTGTTTGTTGAGTCAATAAGAGCCATGAACTCTACTTCTATTTGACTTCTATCATTGCTGAAAGATACTTCAATAGTCTCAGAAGAAACTACAGCCTTGTGTAAAGTAATATCTGAACCAGTGTTTGATCCTTTGATGATAGGATGGATAACTAATTTCTTAGCTAAAGCTCTTGTTGAAGCTCCTACTACCTCTCCAATCTTTAATTTTCCTGAAGCTGTATCAGCTGTTTGTACTATGTTTTGTAATACTGAGAAAGAATATTCTGACATAGGTACGGTGACTTTTAATTGTCGTCCTACTTCTATCATATCATAAGGAGTTTCAGATCCATAAGTATCGGATGATTGCATAACTCTTTGGGTAATAACCTCAAGTCGTACTTCACCTTCTGTTTCACCTAGAGAAGTTCCTCCCCAAGTAACTGTAGCATATCCTACATTGATGTCTTGCATTGCCATATTCGTATAAAGTTAATTTTATAATTTTATATTAGCACTTGTTGCCTAATTCCTAACCTCTAACACATAGTTCCCAGTAAACACAGCTCTACCTGTCTCATCTTCCCCTATATCTGTCGGCTCTTGTAGTGCAAATATAGTGTATAGATAAGTTCCACCTAGAGTTGTATTGTATATCTGATGCATTAGATCATATACCTCATAGGCTAATTGCTGAGCTGTCTCATAGTTGGTGTTCCTAACTATAATTTGTATAGTAGGTTTAATAATGTCAAGATATGTGGTAGGCTCTACGCCTCCACTCTGAAATATACCTACACAGTTATCTATATTAGCAGGGAGTGTCCCTATAAATAAGTCTGTCCCTTTGGTAAGGGTAGTCTGTGCATCTATATAATTGGCTATATCTGTTAGTAAAGTCATAGTTTCTTTTTTAATTCTTGCATTAGTACTTCATTAGCTACTTTGTTCCAAGTGCTGATATTCTCTTTGAGTGGGTTTTCTAAG